GGCGAACAGGTCGGCAGGGGCATGGGTGTCGGTTGAGCGCGTCGCGGTTGGTTTCAGTGTAGTCGCCGTCGATGGCTGGCCCGACAGCTGTGGCCCGACAGCGAGGCGCGAAAGAAAAAACCGCGGCAAGCCGCGGTCTCTTGGTCACCGAAGGCGAAGCTTCAGAGTGGCTTGATGTTCGCGGCTTGCAGGCCCTTCTGGCCCTGCTTCACTTCGAACTGCACGCGCTGGTTTTCGGTCAGCGTCTTGAAGCCGCTGCCTTCGATATCACGAAAATGGGCGAACAGGTCGGCGCCGCCAGCGTCTTGGGCAATGAAGCCGTAGCCCTTGCTTTCGTTGAACCACTTCACGGTGCCGGTTTGGGTAGTCATCTAGCTTTTCCAATCTAAACATTAGAACTATGCGCAGCGAATGCGTGCGCATGCGAAACGACACTCGAGCGACGAACCTGGGGGATTTCGAGCGGAACCCGCCGCGAGAACCGCGACGGGGTACCAAGGAATGCCTCAAAGTGCGCGGGACTTGCGTCTTGATCTTGTGTCGTGGCTCCTGAGTAGATTTCGGAGCCAAATTCGCCGTCTACCGCCAGCATGTAGAGGCCAATCACGGCTGCCAGCGTGCTCTTGGCGTTTTTTCGAGGAATGAACATGTCGGCGACACGGAATCTCCTCTTCCCTGTATCTCGATTTACCCATCCGAAGATGCTGCAGAGGATGAAGATTTGCCACTGCTCGAGCTTGATGAGCTGCCGCCGCGCGGCCCAGTCGCCCTTGATGTGGGGCATGAGTTCGGCGAAACGGCAGATGCGCTCGGCAGGGTGGTACGCCTTGCCCGCCGAATCGGTCTGCTGAGGGTTGAAACGATAGGGCCAGGCGGGGTCAAGCTCGGCGCGCGATAGGTCGTCCAGGTGACGCTGACAGGCGAGACGATGCCATTTGCAAGCAGGGATACGACCCTCGACGACATCACGCGCGTACTGCGTCGAGATGTCGGCAAATGGCTGGGCTACAGGTTGTTCCACGCTTCTCTTTGTGCTTCTTCTAATGGATCGCCATGACGCTTTACAGACGCCTTGACACGCGACCGAGATGATGGAGACATGCCGAAGCTGGCCAGGTACCTGTCACAGTCCTGCTGGAGCTTTCCGATGATACGGAACAAGGCAGATTCTCGCACAAATCCGGTAGGGGTTTGATGAGTGAATACTGCCTCTACTTCGTCAAGCCCACTTTCTTTCGCCTGCTTTTGCTTGGCGGCCAGGGCTTTCTCGGCCAGAACAAGGCGCCCCCAGGTCTGGCAGTAAATCGCCAGGGCGGCGCGGTCGAGACGGCTGATCAATCCCACTGATTCCAGCTCGACAGTGATCCGGCGCCATTCTTTTCTGGCATCAAATGAAAGATGTGCCGGAACATCCGGCACCGCCACTTCGGGCTGTACGCCATCGGACAGATCGAGCGTGCGACGGCCAGGATTGCCACGCAGCAGCTTGATCACGTTCGATTGTGGTTTTGGTCCCCGTTGTCCCATAAAAAACTCTAAAAACGTGCGACTAAAAATTTATGATTTGGCGAGCGGTCCTGATGCGGATAGGCGTAGACTTTTGATACCCCCCCATATCATCGCTTTGAGCGCTTTGATTCGGAGGCCGTCTTAATCTGGTGGCATGTCCTGCAGATCGCCTGCAAATTGGTGTCTGCGTCAGACCCGCCATTGCACTTCGGTACGATATGATCGACTTGTGTCGCCACCGTCACTTGACCATTGCTCAGGCATGGTTGGCAGAGACAAGCATCACGCTCAAGCACTCGTTTCCGTATGCAATCCCACGCTGACCCATACCCGCGTTCATGTCGGCTTCCTCGCCTAGGATCAGCAAAAGTGCCGAGCTTACGGTCTGCCTGATGCGCATGGCAGTACCCTGACCCATCGCGCACCAGATTCCAGCAGGCGGGATGCCGACACGGCTTAGATGCTGCTATCGGCACGGACATCTAACCAATGCATGATATGAATGTCAAGCATTTTTTCTTTACGCACCTGAGTAGACCATGCCACTGTTGATCAGCAC